GAGGGGTCCCAGCTTGCTTGCGTATCCGCTCGATAAAGAGGCCTGTTCAGGGCGTCTATGTCCCTTTCCAGGTCTTTGTTGGCGTAGTCCACAGAGTGAGTGTGTGTAAAGCACAGGATAGAACCGGACAGAAAAAACTGCAACATTCTGGGGATAAGCGCATGATGGCATTAGGAAATCCGGAGAGTGGGGCAAGATTGGACTAGAACCGGCCACAAAATCTAATCATTGGGTTTTTCGGGCATCCCCTGCGCCACTGAACCGGACAAGAGCGAAATGCTTTTCTGCTATTTGGCGCCCAGATCGACCAGGGCTCGAAGAAGATGCCGATGGCCCTTCTGGCGTGCGAAGGAGAGTGCTGTCGTCCCCTTGTATCGAGTCCTTGCATTAATATCTGCGCCCTTCTTAATGAGAAAGAGAGCCATCTCCAAATCTCCGCGAGCCGCAGCCTCCATTAGGGGCGTTATGCCCATATCATCGGCCGCATTAACATCAGCGCCCCTGGAAATGAGCAAATCCGCTATCTTGAGAGCCAGTTCCGGGCGGCCCTTCAACCCCGATCCGCTGTGACCACGCACCACATGATAGAGAATCGGCCGGCTGACGGCGTCACGGCAATTCGCCTCGGCGCCGCTGTTCAATAGCAGCAGTACAATGGGATATTGGCCCTCAAAGGCAGCGCACACCAGGCACGATCCTGGCCCAATCGGACACTCAGCATCTCTATCAGCCCCCTGGGTCAGTAGCCGGTTGACAGCGGGCAGATCGCCATCATGGCAGGCATCGCACAGCTCGATCAGTTTAGGATAGGACTGCTCTTGCGGCGCCCGGGGCGACAAGGTGCGCCGCTTTTCCTGTTGAACAATGGCTCGAGCCCGGTCCCGGAAGTCATCCGCGCTCACAAATAAAGGGACTATGGAAAGAATAACAAGAGCAACACCCCCCAACAAAGCCAGAACCCTCATCATCCACCCCCATGAGGATCTAACGCTTCCGGCTAAGACATTCATCATTTATCCATAGATCCTGTGTTGTTCCCCGGATGCGGATACGAATACAACCCCAATCGCCGGCTGCACCGCTTCTGACGACTTCCGTGCCTTTCTTCACCGATACACCAGCACCCTGCCTAATCATTTCGGCAAACGCCGCGAAGTCCTTGGCCAGCGCCATTTGAGCCATCTTCCCGTATAGTTCTTGCGAAGCTGCAGCGAAGCAATCTCGGTTGAGGACGCGAATAAAGGTTCGCTCAAATTCAGGATCAATGGGGTCTGCGCGCTGCGCCTTATCGGCAGAAGTCCTGGTCTGCAAAGCATTCAATGCCTTGATCAATTCCTTGGCCTGACTCTCGTCCTTGATGTATTCAAGTGGCAACCTGCCAGCGGAATCGGCCCGAAAGAGCATGGCGCCGTTCTGTATCAGCTCCGTGCATTTGCGGACATCACCCGCCTTCACAGCCGCACTCAATTGGTCCTGTAGCGATTGATCCGCTCTTGTATATAAGGGAAGTAAATAGAGAGAAAGAACAACACCTGCAACAGCCATTATTCTCATCTTCCACCCCCTCAAAGCTTCTGCCTGAGTCTACTCCCCTAAACCCCTGTTCAGCAACATCTATTTTCAGGAAATTATTAGACATCTCATAGCAACGTGCGTCCGAACCAGATGCAGCGTCCGATGATCGTGATTTCATCGGCTGGTTTTTCCTCGGGGGGATAGATCGCATTGTCCGAAATGATGCGGATGATCCCGCCCCCCAGCCATTCAAGGCGCTTTATCAGTATGAAATCGTCCGAGCTGAATGCGTATATGCCGCCTCCATGCACTTCGGTGCGGCCCACGTCGATCAGGACGGTGTCCCCGCTCCGGAGTGTCGGATACATGCTGTCGCCATCGACTTCCATCAGAATGACCTTGCTCAGACCGGTGCAGACGCTGCGCAGCCAATTCCGGCGAAAAGCAAACCTCTCCGTATATTCCTCATTGTCAGGAATTAGGCCATGTCCGGCTGCCAAACGGGATTTGGTCTTGGGAATGTACACGAACTCCTCCGGCGTGACCGGTTGTAAGGGCGGCACCGGCAGCGCGGCCGCAGCTTCCTCGGCCTTCTCAGCCTCTTCCCCGCTCGGCCACGCCTCTTCTCCCACCACTTTCGGGAAACCTCGCTTTTCGACGGGGCCCTTTCCTTCGACCAGCCATTGGTAATTGATATTGAGCGAATTGGCAATCATTCTGCCCGATTTTGGGCCTATCGCATCCCGCCTAAGAATGCCTCGAATGGTTTTATCCGGGACGCCCGTAGCCCTGGAGACTGCCGCTGCCGTGTCAAGTTCGTAAATCTCCATAAGATATTTTAATCGTTCACGAACGCTCATAATTTCTCACAGTTCTCATTTTTCTCTTGACAGTGATCCTTTTGGAGCATATCTAATCCTTATACGTCAATAGACGGTCAATTTCCCTCCCCCGAATTGACGTTAGGGGAGGGCAAAAAAAGGAGGATTGGGCATGTCGCACAAGCCCCGAGCACGGGAAAGTGCTCCCCCCAATATCGTATGGATGCCGCGGGCAAAGGCTTTGCGGGTCGTCCGGGCCGAAGTCGGGGTCAGTATTACTCGCATGGCGAAAGACCTCGGTTATTGCCGGGACCACATCGGCCAGGTCATGGGGGGACGGCGTCGGGCTTCCGAAAGCGTGGCCAGTGCCATTGCGGACTATTTTGAGAAGCCCGTCGAAGAGCTGTTTTTTCCGGTGGACCTCGACAACCCTAATGAGGCCACGGCTGCGTGATGCGATGCGCGGTCGTGGCCGTTTCCGCGTTGGAGTGTACGCGCGAAATGGGCTGCGAGCAAGATCAAAAATCGCTTGGAATTTGGAGGGATCAAATCATGAAGGGTTCGCTTACGACCTTACGGTTCGCAGACACGGAAGTTCGAATCTATGACGCGGAAGGCGACCGCTGGATCACTATGAAGGATCTGGGAGCGGCTCTCGGATACGCAGATCCGAAGAGTGTGGGTGAACTTATCAGGGTAATGCGTGATCGCGGAGAACTTCACAAAGGTACCCATCTTAATTGGGTACCTTTGGCGACGTCGGGGGGGTTCCAGGAAACCATGGTTCTCTCGAAGCGGGGAATCATTAGAGTCGCCATGCGCTCGGATGCGCCACGTGCCGCGCAGTTCCGGGACTGGGCTGAGACGGTGCTGTACGAAGTCATGACGACAGGGTCCTACTCGCTGGCGGACAGCGGTTGGATCGGAGAACTGGCAGCTCCGGAACGGCTCAGGTTGCAAGAACTGCGCGTTCGCGTGGAGCTCGCGAAAGACCCTACAAGTTCAATCCTACAAAAGCTCATGGCAGAGACCTACGGCCGAGTGACCGACATGAGTGAATACCTTGGTCTAGTAGCCGCGGTGAAGCCACAACAGGCGCGGAAGGGTGATCGGCGTCGTGTGAAGCCGCCCATCGGCAGGTTGGATAAGGACCCGGAGGTCAAGGCGTTTGTGGAAAATCAGCTGAAGGATGAAACGATGACATACCGGGCAATTCACGTCTTGGCGGCGGAGAAGTTCGGGGCGCACAGAGTGCCCAAAGTGAACGGGTTGTGGAGGCACCATCGAAGAATGAGAGATCGGGAAGAGGCTGCGGCGGGCAAGAGGCCCACGGTAGTGCGGGGGCAATTTAGCTGAGGGGGGTATCAGTGAAATCGAATGCAATTGTTGTGGGAAGGGTCCAGGAGAAGGCTCAATTCGAGCCTTTCGAGCAGGTCAATAACCGAATCCGAGAGATTGCATGGCTCAGCGCACGAGCCATCGATGAATTCGACCGGCAAGGATGGAACAACGCGATCAGGCTGGTCCGGAGCATCAATAAACTCGCCGTGGAAGGCGTCGAACACGCGGCCCTCACCCCATCCCTCTCCCAAGGGGCGAGGGGGCGGCTGGTGGAAAGCCCTCTCCCTCCGGGAGAGGGAGAAGATTCGGACGTAGCGGCCGGCATCCTGCCGGTCGTGGCGGCGATCGAGGCGGCAAAGGATGCATTCGAGATGATAGGGGTGGATGCTGTAGGGGCGACCGGCGGTCGCCCTCCGGAGGGCGCATGCCATGCGCCCCTACCACGGGAATTCGCTGGCCGGCCGCGGGATCTGGCCACGGAAGAGATCGAATTCCACATGGGCGAGGAACTCTTCCGGTCCAAGGTTGAGGAATTGGAGGCGGCGTCATGAGAGCCTCCAGCGCATCCGACTATTGGGAGCTGTATCCCGCGGCCAAGGCCCTTGCGCTCGAATTGATCGAACACCGATGCGATTTCACAGCCATCCAGGATGAGATCCAGCGCATCCTCGACCTGCCGATACCGTCCTTCGGAGCGATCGCACGCCTGGCAAGACGGGAAGGCCCCTCACCCCAACCCTCTCCCAAAGGGCGAGGGGGCAAGGCGAAAAGCCCTCTCCCGGAGGGCGAGGGGAAAGAGGAAGAGCAGGAAGACCCTCACCCCAACCCTCTCCCCGAGGGAGAGGGAGGGGTGAGGGCAACAATTGTCAGTAAGGGAGCGGCCAGATGCCACGAAAACGACAGCAACGGCGAGAAGACCATATTGATCGTGCCCCGCGATGCACGATATGGCCTCGATCCCACGGCGAGTGCTTCGTCTGGCATCTCCCCGGTACGACATTCCACGTTTGCCCCGTTTCCAACGACCAGGCGGCTGATGGCAATCGGGCCGGACCTTCCGGAGAAGTTTCAGCAGCGGTTGAACCGGGATGATGTCGGCTTGTCATGTCAGTGCGAAGGCGTGACCAGGCTCTCAGCTATTGCATGCCTGGCACGTCAGGTCGGCGGGCCGTTCGAGCACACCATCAAGGCCGGGGCGCTTGGCGCTCGGGCGCGGGATAGCGAGATGATCGCTCCGTCGCTCCGGGCCTGCCGGGGTTGCCCGTTATTCCTGTCACGCAAGGAAAACGCCGCGGTCAGAGCTGCGCTCCACAAGGCTCAATGCCGGGAAGCGAGGGCCGCCCGATGAGCCCGAGGAGAGTGCCTGATCCGAATCAGCTCGAAATCGACTTCTGCCAGCAGATCGATCAGTTCTGCGAATACACAAAGGCCATAGCGGAACGTGCGCAGGCCCCGGCTCAATTGCCCACAGATGAACCGGTGAAAGAAAGTAAGGCGGAACTTTACGTCGAATTGGCTGCGGCTTGCAAGCAGGCCATCCGAGATTCCGGGTTGAGTAGAGAGGAAGTCCTGGAAAGGATCAATGAATATTACTCAGTATCCGACGATGCTGAGGGATCTGATGGCTCGGAAAGCTCACGGCCCACATCCATTCACGTCTTCAACAATCATCTTTCCAAACCGCATGAATGCCGCATGCCCACCTGGCTGCTCCTCGGGATCATCGTTGCGACCGACAACCTGACTCCGCTCGATGTGCTGGCTTCCAGACGCGGCGCGACGGTCATTTCTGCGAATGAACGGGCGGAGCTCCTTGTCGGGAAGCTCGAACAGCACCTGAAGGAAGGCGCTGCCATCAAACGGCAACTGAGCAAGATGCTATCCGGCCGGGGCCGGTGAAGGAGGGGAAGATGCGACGGGAATTGACCGGCCAGGAATGGCTGGAACTGCAACGGATACGGCTGGAAGCGGCAAAGGTTATAGGCGATTCGGCCCTGAGAGAATTTCTGGGCGATACCGCAGAGCAGGGTAGAGAGGCCTCCCCTCACCCCGGCCCTCTCCCAAGGGGCGAGGGAGAAGACGTAGGGGCGACCGGCGGTCGCCCGGAAGAAGGGCGCACGCCATGCGCCCCTACCACAGATTGCCCTCTTCCTCCGAGAAGGGATGGGAGGGTGAGGGCGGCAAATTTGCCTATAAAGGCACGGGCGGAGGCCCTGTTTCAAGAAAAATTACGGCCCAGTGCGGTTCACAGGGCATTGTGCGCAGAATTCGGGAAGTCCGCGGTGCATGTTTCCACCGTCTGCGCCTGGTTCCATGAATGGAGGAAGCCGCAAGAAAAACGGAAGCGCAACTACACGGATTGCTTCAAGAGACTCCCCGAAGGGGTGAAGAATCGCACCCTGGAATTGCTCGGGAAGGGTCTGGACGTTTCAGCGGCCATTCGGCGGCTTGAATCGGAAACCAAGGCCGGAGGCCGCATTCCTGCCAGATGGACGATCTTTCTATGGGCCAGAGAAGCGGGAATATCGCCGCCGTGTTCGCCACGCGGAAGACGAAACCGGAAGCCCACGGCTGCTGACCGGCCCCGTAGCGCCGGCGTCCCGCCGGTAGTTTCTGCCGAGCCCATCGAAGATGAAGATCCCGAAGACGAAGAATACCGGCAAGATGCCGGCGCTACGGAAATCGAAGAGGAAGACCCTCGCCCCGGCCCTTACCTGGAAGGCGAGGGGGAGGACGTAGGGGCGGCCGGCGGCCGCCCGGAAGAAGGGCGCATGCCATGCGCCCCTACAGAGGCAACGGATGAAGCCGCCGACCTTCCGGAGGGGTGGCATCCGTGCCTGCGGGAGAACATCCCGCAAATATCCTTGAAATCCTGTTTGGAATGGCAGGCCAGGTGGCGCGCGCCGGGCACAGATCCGCACAAGGCCTGGGAGAAGATGAAACTGTGCCGGAGCTGCGGCCGCTGGGCCCCCAGGCTTCAGGATTTGCCGATAAGGCACGACCCATCAATGCCGGAAACCATGCCGCGGGATGCCATCGCTGCGATGTAGGGGCGCATTCGTAGCGTGCCGGCATCTTGCCGGTCGCATTACCGGCGGGACGCCGGCGCTACGGGAAAAGAAGCGGCACTGAACCGGACAAGGTTGCAACACTTTGAACCGGAAAGCGTTGCATAAAGTGTTGTACGAAAGAAAAGCGAAAGTGGAGACGACAATCAAATGATATCAGGCTGCACTACTGAACCGGACAATGAGAAAGCGTTGCAATCATCCAGGATGATCCCATTCGGTGAACTCGTCGAAATACTGGCCATTGATAAGGGGACTCTTTCTAGGCGAGCGGCCAAGGAATCCTGGCCATTTCAAGAGGTTGCGGTTCGTGGTGGGCAACAGAAACTCTTCCCTCTCAGAACATTACCTATAGAGGTGCAGCGGAGGGTCAGGGTTCATTTGGGCGAACTCCCTGCGGAGCTCGCAGACGGCATACCGATCTCCTGGGACAAGGAGAAAATCGCACGATGCGCGAAACAATGGGGCGCGGCCGAGCAATGGCAACGGGACTGGGCCACGCATAGAGCGGAAATCCTGAAGGCCCTTGAAAGATACCGGCGGGACGCCGGCGCTACGGTAGGGGCGACCGGTGGTCGCCCTCCGGAGGGCGCACGCCATGCGCCCCTACAGCAGCGCGGAAGACGAGCAGCCACCGACCAATTCGCGGCGCTCTACAACAGCCGTCAGGCGTCCGGCATCGACCCCGCGCTCTACGACCGGGTGAAGCGCATCTCACGGACACAGTTATACGAATGGGAACGGAAATTCAAGGCGGAAGGCATTGCAGGTCTTATCAGCCGCAACGGGCAATGGAAACGGGGCGGGACAATCCTCCTGCCTGAGCAGCAGAAATTCCTGGTCAGTCTCATGGCCACAAAGCCCGATTTATCGCCGGTGCATCTGCATGGCCTCTTGCAGGCGAAATTTAACGGTTCATGCGTATGTGAGACCACGGTCCGACAATTTCTGCGCCGCGAGAGGGAACGCGATCCCCGCACCTATTGCTTGATCAACAATCCAGACGAGTATCGAAGCCGATACCAGGTAGCCCTGGGCAATCGTTCGGAAAGGGCCGAGCGTTTCCTGCACTATGTGGAAGTGGATTCCACTCCGGGCGATGTGAAGTGCTCGGACGGCCGCCGATACAACATCTGCGGCCTGATCGACGTTTTCTCGCGATGCGCCCGGTTTGTGGTGTCGCCGACATCCAATGCATGGGCCATTGCGGGCCTGCTCTGGGCAGTCTGCACGGAATGGGGCATTCCCGAGCACCTCGTCCGCGATAATGGCCAGGACTACGCGTCGCGGCACATTAATGAGGCCCTGACGGGCCTGGAATGCGCCATCGAAGTGCTCCCGCCGTTCACACCAGAAGCCAAACCGCACATTGAACGCATGTTTCGGACGCTTTTGCACGGCCTATTCCCGCTGCTCTCCGGCTACGTGGGCCATAACGTGGCTGAACGCAAGGCCATCGAGAACCGCAAATCCTTCGCAGATCGGCTCATGAAACGAGGCCAGATCGTTGAGATCGGCCTCAGCCCCGCGGAGCTCCAGAAGATCATCAACAAATGGACTGAGAATCGGTATCACCAGCGCCGTCACAGCGAGCTGAATATGCCGCCGAACGCCAAACGCGCATCGGTAACGCATCGGCCCAGGCGGATCGACGATCCTGCGGTGTTGGCCCTGGCCCTTTCACCCAGGGAGCACCGCGAGGTAAGCACGAATGGCATCCGCTACGACAACGGCCACTATTGGGACGATCCGGCCACGGCCGGGACCGATCCCGGCAGCCTGGTGGACTGGGTAGGCCGCAAGATCGTCGTCGTGGTGGATCTGAACGATGCCGGCAGGCTGTTTTGTTTCGACCCAGACGACAGATCGTTCATATGCACGGCTCGTGACATGGCCATCTCGGGCATCACAATCGGCGAGAAGATCGCGGCCAAAAAACGGGCCAACAAGATCGTCCGGGAGCGGGCCAAGGCCCTCGAAGCAATGGCTAAAGGCTTCGGCGATCCGGTGGGCGAGGAACTCCAGCGGATCATTGCCGGCAGGGACGACAGGCTGGAAAGCCTGTCCCACACGATTACTAATCTGCCGGTCGGCGATCCGATCAAGGACAATCCATTTATCAATGCATGTTTCGAGGCCGTGGATGCAGGACGGGCGACGGAAGAAGGCAGGCTGGAAAGCCTGCCCCACGATGAAACCCCCCCCAATGTGGGGCAGGCTTTCCAGCCTGCCGAGACCGGGATCTTCGGGGACACCCCGGACAATCCCAAGGTGGTCAAATTGCGGCTGCCGGAGCCTGAGGAAGTGGACCTGACCCTGGTAACCGAACCGATCACGATATTCGAGCTGCTCAGGGTGGAGCAACGGCGGCGCAAACTGACGGATCGAGAGGTGGCATTCCTGCGAAGGACTATTCGTGAATGGCAGATGCATGCGTGGATGACGATGGAGTCTATGCCCGAGCGCGATCGAGTCTGGCTGACTGAAATCGCGCCCGAGCAATTCGAAGAAAGTCTACAGGAGGAGAATACGTGAAAAATGTATTTGTGTCAACAGGGCATGTGAACCGGTTTGCACGGGCTGCCGCAGTGCTTGAACAGCGGTTCACGGACAAGGAAGTGATGGGGATCGGGTTCATTCAGGGCAGCCCCGGCAAGGGCAAGACCCGTTGGATGCGCCATTACGATGCAATGAGCCGCAAGCAGGGCCAGGTCCGGACCGTCGCGGTCATGGCAAAGGGCATCTGGACGCCGACCAGCATGCTCAAGGACCTGAACGCCGCGGTTGGCGGTGCAACTCAGTCATACCGCAAGGATGCCCTGTTCGATGAGCTCGAACGCTGCTTGCGGGACCATCCTGCCATGATCCTGATCGATGAGGCCGATGTGGTCGCGGAATCAAAGGACATGGTCCGCATCCTCAAAAACATCCACGATCTTACACAATCGGCCATTCTGCTATTTGGTGAGCTCGGTCTTAAGAGCCTCCTCAAACGGTTTCACTCGTTTTTCAATCGCATCAACACGGACGCCATAATCACCGCGGGCGACAACACTGAAGAGGATGTGGCTGCGCTGATCAAGGCCCGGTGCGAGGTGCCGGTCGAGCGCGACGTCTGCAAAGCCGTATTCGAGGATGGAGGGAACTTCTCGCTGCGAACCGTGGTGGATCAGGTCCGGGCCATGGAACGCCTGGCCGAGAACAATAACATCCAGACGGTGACGCTTCGGGAATACCGGGCGTTGCGTACGGGATCGAACGGACGGGCCGCATTGCATACGATTAGGTCCACGGCCGCGGCAGACGTCTCAGCGGCTGCCGTTGCAGCGGAGGCATAGGATATGGACCTCGCTACTTGCAATGCTGTCTGGGCCCTGCTCGGCAATTCCGTGACTGTGACGCTCCAGGATGTCGAGCTACTCGGGGAAGTCATGCCGCGTGATGCGCTCGATTACCTCGAGGAGTTGATCAGGATGGGTTACGTGCGCTTCGCGGCCTGCAAGCGGCTGCCGTCGGGCGAATATGAGATCGCATTCCGGCAGGTCATACGCACGGGCGATTATGCGCCATATCTGGATGACGAGGGCAATTTCATGGACCCGAATCTGCCACCCTCCCGCCAACCCTCTCCCAGCGGGCGAGGGGGCGCCGTAGGGGCGACCGGCGGTCGCGCGGGAGAAGGGCGCACGCCATGCGCCCCTACAGATAACCCGAGGGGTGAGGGGAACCGTCTGCCCACCTATTCCGGTCGGATGAGGCTGGCTGCGGAGGGAATGGGACATTTCACACGAGAGGAACTCAAGGCGGTGATGGTAGGCGCCGGCGGATATGACAGTAAGTCCTTCAAGTTCGCATGGAAGGGATTGACAGGCCGCGGAGTTTTCACTCCTCAAGAGGGCGGAGCATATAGGTATGATCCACCGGAGCATCAATCGACCCTCCGGCTCTTCTTCCGCGGGCGCCTCGGAGAGACGTTCACGGCTTCGGATATTCCCACGGGGGGGTTAACCGGCCCCAAGGCGGGCAATGCTATCAGGGCCGCTCTGGACCTGCTCGCCGCGGAGGGATACCAGGTGACCATCGCAAGGAAACGGAAATGGCGGCGAGGCGCGGGAGTGACCTACCGGGTTGAGGAGAAGAGGGAATCATCCGCAGATTACACAGATTTGCTGTAGGGGCGACCGGCGGTCGCCCGGGAGAAGGGCGCATGGCATGCGCCCCTACGTAATCCGCGCAATCTGCAGTTTCGGGTTGTGTTTCGTAGCGCCGGCATCTTGCCGGTAATTCGGAAGGAAGGTTTGAGATGTTGCGCAATGCATTGAACATATTACGGCAATAGCGTCGCTGGCCTTTCTGGGCTGGCTCGCAGGAGGACAACCCACAATCACGAGAAGCGCTGCCGCGGCGGGCGAACCCGCCGTCGCGGAACAGGACAAGCAGCTCGCCAGATCGGTCCGATACATCGTGGTCGAAGGCAAATGTTATGCAGTGTTCAGGCTCGATGGGAAGATCGTTTCCATCACCCGGACCGAGTGCGGCAAGGACCGGCGCGGAGGCCGGTCCCTACCGGAAAAAGCGGCTCCACCTACAGCTCCCGGCGAATCCGGCGACCTGTTCGAACAATTGAGGAAGTAGTACGACCCCAGATGTGGGGCAGGCTTTCCAGCCTGCCGGGGAAAAGCGAAACGATGAACGAAAAAAAAGCCAGACAATATCACCGGGCAGCGATGGCGTTGATGGGGCGGGCGTTGCAATTGGACCAGGAGGGCCGCAAGACACGGGCATATCACGTGGCCAAAAGGGCTTACGTAATGCTGGAAAAGGCGGTGCGACGCATTCAGGCCGATGAGATTCGGCCCGTCCATATTGCCCTGTTCAAGCTGGCCGCCAACATCGCTGGTGCTCTGAACGATCCTAACCGGGTCCTGGAGCTGATTGACGAGTGGCTCAGCTCACACGCGTCGGGAAAAGCAACCGACGACCTGAAAGCCTTGGCGAGGCGGATCATGGCCGCGAGCTTGGAAAAGGCAGCCAAATAATGAACAGAAGACCGGCAAAGCCGCATGACAATAGAGTTTTTGGGGAGGGGTCCGGGGAGGGTGTTTTTGCAAAAACATCCTCCCCGGCAGGCCATCTCCTGGCCTCCTACCTGGCCGCTGCGCCGAAGGGACGGGCTGCGGAGCTTGCCCGCGAGGCCGGGATATCGGCAGGGACGTTATCGAAGATCCGCAGGGGCAGCTATGGGGGCAATGGCGAGAAGATCGTCGAGAAGCTGGCCGCGATCATTCGGGATCGTGAGGCTGCCGAGGCCCTGGCATCCGGCAAAGGGCGGCTGTCGTGGTTGATTTCTGTAGCGCCGGCGTCTCGCCGGTCTCCTGGATTGCGGCTTGTCAAGCGATCGGAGACCGTGGATGCAATCCGGGAACGATACCCGGATTCCCGTATTTTTCAACTTTGGCATGGTCCCGAAGGGGACGTGAAGGTTTGGGAGGTTCAAATGTCGGCAACATCAGTTACGGAGCTGCGGCGACAGCGCATCGAAGATGCGTTGCTTGGAATGCTCAAGGATGGATCGCAGCACACGCAGCGAGAGCTGCAGGAGGTCCTGTCAAAAACTCCGGGCATCGGGACAAACTACAGTCCCGATGCGATTTACGTCACCATTGGATACGTGGTGCGGACATTCCGGAGAGATTTCTACCGGGACCCGGGCACGGGCAAAATCGGGTTGAGCGTGGGCATGCTGGCCCGCATCAGAGAAGAACAGGCCGCGGCCGCACGAGCTCGACGGATGATGGGCACAACCGCCTGCGGGGTCACTGGTGAGATCATGCAGGTAGCAGAAGCGGAGTGAAGAGCATCCGCAGATTGCACCGATTACACAGATTCCGTTCTGTGAAAATCTGTGGAAACTGCGGATAGGGATCGCACTTTGGGGTGAGGGCAAGAGGAGAGAAATGGCACAGGCAGCAATATCACTTAGGCATAGAGGCGAGCAGGGCGGGATAACCTGCATCGAGGACCTGGAGGCGCATCTCAGGTTGATCGGCCGGCTCGATCTGGCCATCGAGGCGAATGAGACGGAATACAACATCGAAAAACAACGGCTCAAAGACCGCTATGCCAAGCGCAAGGCAGAATTGGCGGATGAACGCCAGCCGCTTTTGGCCGCGGTGGAAACATACGTCACTGCGCACAGGGATGAGCTTCTTGGCAAGAAAAAAGCGGTCAAACTGGATTTCGGGCAGGTGGGTTGGCGCAAGGCCAAGGATGAGATTCCGGAGTTCCTAAGAAGGGGACCGAAGAGATGGCCGCATTGATCCAGACATTGGAGACCTGGCCAAAGCAGTCCGCTACCCGGCCGGTTGTTGCTATTCACACCGAAAAATACGTCCTGAAGTCCGCGATCTTCAAGCTCGCCGATGGGGTCCTCGAGGTGCTCGGATTGACGAAACGGAAGGGCGGCGATGTGTTTTTTGTGGAACCCGACCGGGAGAAGCTTGCGGAGGTGTCGGATGTCTAGTCATCACGCGGCATGCATGGGGCTTTGTGTGGATGCCGACACACGGTGGTTGCGGGGCCTGGGCATAGAGGTCAGCGATCGGGACGTGGAGCTCGTCAAAGAAGGGCTGAAACTCCAGGCGGAGGCGGCGCGGAAGGGCGCCTGCGGCCGTGTTGCGAGCCGTGAGGAAATTCACCGATCCATTCATGAGGCCATTCAGGCGCTGAAACGCAATCGCCAGGACATCATCATGGCCATGGCCCGGTACTTCGACCTGCTCGAAATGGGACGGCTGCGGGCCTCGCAGGGCCTGTACGTTAATTAGCAAGTCCCAAGGGGCTGTAGGGGCGCATGGCATGCGCCCATCTATCGGGCGACCGCCGGTCGGCCCTACCGTAGCGCAGGCGTCTCGTGGGCAAATTCCCCTCTCCCCTTGCGGGAGAGGGTTAGGGTGAGGGCGAAAGGATTAGGCAATGGCTGACAATCTAAAGAAACTCCTGGACCTTGCGGACAAGACCTCCTTCCAGGAGGCGGTCAAAACCGTACCATTGACGCAGGCGGAATCCGAGGAGTTGGTCGATTTGATGATCGAGCGGGCGACCAAACGGAAATGGGACTCCAAACCAACCCTGCATGACGTGATCGAGCGGTTTGACGACATGGAAACGCAGGTCGACGAAATGCTCGACAGGGTGATTCGGGCCCTGGTCAAACAACAGGAGATATTTCAGAAGCTTCTGGACGGCTTCGAGCAATTCATCGACCTGTGTCATCCTGGAGCGCCCGAAAATAACCGGCGAGACGCCGGCGCTACGGTAGGGGCGACGCATGCGTCGCCCGAATGCCAGGCTGGAAAGCCTGGCCCACACGGGGCCACGATGGCCCTTGTGAGCCAGAAGGTGCGGCAATTGCGGCCGAAAGGCGTGGGTAGGGGCGGACCCGCGGGTCCGCCCACAGACGGCGATTGCCCGCGGGCGGGGTAATTGTATTTGTGGGGCAGGCTTTCGAGCCTGCCTATTGATTGAATGCCAGGCTGGAGAGCCTGGCCCACTTTGGAGAGAGGCGGCCTATGCATTTCAGTTCATCATATCCGACTGAATGTCCACGGCGTAGGAAAAGGGCCTCCCAGCTCGATCCGCCTCTCTCCACTGTTTGCAGAAGAGATAATCCGCAGATTGCGCAGAGGGAAACATGAAAGCACCCCTAACCGAAGAAGAACGGTCGGTCATTAGCGAGCTGAAACGGGCGGAGGACGGCATCCGGGCTATCAGGAAAGGTCTGACGAAGCAATGGACGCCAAAAGATGTTCTGGCCCGGCTATTGCCCTCATGTGCGGCGATCATCCTGGATGCCTCGGAGAGACTGAAAACCGAAACGCCGCGGTAGGGGCGACCGGCGGTCGCCCTCGGGAGGGCGCACGCCATGCGCGCCGTACAGGAATCTGCGCCATCTGCGTAATTCGCGGTTAAGGATCTTGGATTTGACCATGCAACCCGATCACAAAGGCATATCCAAACTATCCCGAGCAGTCCTGGCGAAGCTTCACATTGCCAAGAAGCAACTCTGTTTGTCGGATGATGCCTATCGGATCATCCTGGAGCGTGTAACCGGACATTCATCCGCACGTGATATCACGCCGGATCAGATGCCGGCTCTGCAACGGGAGTTCAAGCGCCTCGGATGGAACGGGTATTTGCTGACCAGGGAAGAATGGCAGGCGCTCGACAAGAATTACCGGCAAGATGCCGGCGCTACGGGTCGAGCGCCGCTGAAATATGAGGAGCTTGGCGATCGGCGGGGCATGCCGAACCCTGCGCAGCTCCGGAAACTCGATGCGCTGTTCAACACCACACCAGGATACGGCACCATCAACCAGAATGCGGCCCTGCGAGCGTTCTTGAAGAAACGCTTCGCGGTTGAGGATATCCGGTTCCTAAATCTGCGGCAATATGAGGTTGCTCTGAAGGCCGTCCGGGAGATCCGACTCCGGAAGGGGCTGTCAGACGATGGATGATGTCGCGAACATGGTTTATTGCGGGCTGCAAGCGCTGGGTTACCTGTTTCTGGTCTGGCTCGTGGTGACGATCTGGGTGCTGGCGGATGCAGGGCAGGCTGAAAGCCGAAGAGAGCCTGAAAAAGCCTCCGGGGAAGAGCTTTTTGCAAAAAGCTCCTCCCCGGACCCCTCCGCAAAAACTCCCATGTATTGGTAGCGCCGGCGTCTCGCCGGTGATTCAGCGCAGCAAACCCGAGGGGCGCTGGGAAAGCGTGAGGAAGTGATTTCCGGTCCCGGAAATCACTTCCTCACCCCTCAACCGAAGGCAACGAAAGGCGCTCATAATGACGCTTGAACTTCACAACATATTGTTGACGCTGGTGGTGATTGGCAGCCTCTGCTATGGCCTGGGGCTGCTGACCATGTTCGCGATGTTGCGCGACCGGCCGCAAGTGATCGTAAATCCGAAGCCGCTTTTTTGGATACATCGCTGGCCTGTCGGCTATTCGCCTACCGGCGAGCGGTCGGATGCTATGGATGATTCAATCAGAGGCGGAATCACACGGGGCGAATGATGATTATCGAGGTATTGGCTCGCCTATTGTTTGAGGCAATCCTATTACTCGCAGTCCTGCTGATCGAGATCATCCGGCAGCTCGGGCCGGTGCGATGAATCCGGTATCTGCGTAATCTGTGGTTGAAAGGGGTTTTGGCGTGTCGAAACGAGGCAATTTCATATTCACACGCGAACGGCCTTCGCAGCCGGGCCGTTGGTTGATGCAGTGCGGCGATGCTCTGGAGCAATCGCGGTTGCTGCCGGGCGGCATAGCCAAGCTCATCGCGACTAGCCCGCCGTATTTTAGGAAGGTCGATTACCGGCATTGTCGGCAGCGCGGCCAGGAAGCATCAAGAAGAGAATACATAGCCTATCAGCAGGAGCTGGCGGCTGAATTGCTCCGCATTGCCACACCGGACGCGGTGATGTTTTGGATCATACAGGACACGTTCAACGGGACAGGATCGACGGGCGGGGACTATCGGCGGTCCGGGGACTCCGGCGCTATCGATTATCGTTTCCAGGTGAAGGGCGCTCGTGAGCCGGGGGCGAGCCGCAAATGTCAGCTCCTCATACCGGAATATACTCGGATAGCACTCGCAGAAGTGGGCTGGTGCCCGATCCTCAGAATCACCTGGGACAAGAAGGACTCACGCCGCGGGGCCGCAGATCGGCCGTCGCATTCCCATGAGGATGTGCTTGTGTTTTCAGCCTCGGATAGCGCAATCCAATATGAGGCTGACGAAATCCTATTGTTTGCCGCGAATCCGGATCATGTGGTTGACCGCAACGCAGTATTGCAGGAATATTCGAGCAAGACCGCCGCGCAATTGAAGCGCCCGTTCAAGGGTGTCAGTAGGGGCGCTCGGCGGCGCGGCCAGGCCGGTGAGGACCCATGCGATACCAAACGGCGCATGATCGAGGGCATCAAATCCCGGCCCGGCGCATTGCTCCGCTCCGTGTGGGAGATACCGTCCGAGCCCGCGCCGATTGTTGAAATCCCCTCTCCCCTGGCGGGAGAGGGCGGGGTGAGGGGGGAATTGATCGAGGGCATAGCGACATTCCCCTTGCTGTTGGCCGAGATCTGCGTGAACCTGGGCAGCCGGCCGGGAGATCTGGTATTCGATCCCTATGCGGGCATGGGCACGACACTGCTTGCCGCCTCGAAATGGGGCCGCGATGCGGTGGGCATTGAACTGAACCCCGAGACGTTCCTCGGCGCCCGACACCGACTGATCAATGAGGGCCTGGCTGACTTCGAGGACCCGAAGCCCTGGCTGCATGAATTCGATGGCAACCAGGCCAATGCTTTGAGGGCCATGAGCCTATGAAGAGGGAAAAGGAATGCGGGGAGGAAGCTTTTTGCAAAAAGCTCCCTCCCCGCACCCCTTCCGCAAAAACTCCTAATGATGTGGGGCAGGCTTTCCAGCCTGCCGGGAGAAGGAGCGAAATGGCAGCGACGGAAATTGAGTTCAAGGTGAATCCAGAGGGGATCGAAGATCTTCTTTCCGAAATAACGGGACTTCAGATATTCGCGGAAGTCCGTCGAGAGTTATGCCGGGCCATAGGTGAACATCCGCCGTTCAATAGCGCACATGATCACTATGCGGTCATCAAAGAGGAGTTGGATGAGCTATGGGATGAGATCAAGAAGAAGAAGACTTTGCGCAGCCCGGAAAGAATGAAACAGGAAGCCATCCAAGTGGCTGCGATGGCCATAAGGTTCATTCAGGATGTGATCGATAAGGACGGGGATATATAGCAAACAATCGGTGTCTGTAGGGGCGACCGGCGGTCGCCCTGGGGAGGGCGCATGCCATGCGCCCCTACAACGCCGCCCAGGTCTAGGAAATGATCAACACAGCCGCACAACCGAATGATTACCGGCAAGATGCCGGCGCTACGGGAGCGTATGATTGGCTGCTCGATGAGGACCTTGCGGCCGTCCTCGCTGCGGTGCCGCCGCAGGTCCGTGAACTGATCGAGCTGATCGGCCTGGCCGGCACGATCCGGTTGATTGACGCATTCCAGGGGCAGCAGATCTATATCCCGAAATCGGAGGGAGCATGGCGGCAGCTCAGGGATGACCGCATACGAAACGAATTCACGGGCGCGAACCATAGGGCCTTGGCGCAACGGTACGGGCTGACCACGAGCACGATCTACGAAATCGTCCGGCCGCCAGACCAGCAAGGAGGCCTGTTCGAATAGTAACGCCGGCATCCCCGGATCGCGGTCCGGGGCAGGCTTGCCGGTGATTGATAAATCCGGGAGGCCCTGAGAAGGCATCCGGAGGGGACGTTTTTGCAAAAACGCCCCCTCCGGACCTCCCCCCAAAAACTCCTATACATTCCCCTCTCCCCTGGCGGGAGAGGGTTAGGGTGAGGGGACAATGTTAGCAATTTCGTTATGGCAGCCGTGGGCTTCGCTGATCTTCAGCAGCGCGGGCATCCTACCGGTCGATCCGCCGATCCGGAAGCATTTCGAGACTCGTTCCTGGAGGCCCATCCGGAACGGCAAGCCGCATTGGGGGCCGCTATTGATCCATGCAGCCAGGCGCGTCCTGGATGCTCGGGAGTTTCGGGATTTCGGCCTGCACGATCTGGGCATTCAGTATGAGGATTATCGGCGGCTGGCGTTCGGCAAGGCCCTCGGCATAGTGACGCTGGAGGACGATCATCCGACCAACATCGCTATCGCCAGGATGCCGGCGCTACAAGCTCAAACGGAATTGCAGCTCGGGAATTTCAGTCCCGGCCGGAGAGCATGGCAATTCGAGGACCCAAGGGCCTTCGAGGCGCCCTGGCATCTCCTGGGGCGCCAGGGTCTCTTCGAGGTCCCTGACGCCCAGATCGCCGGACATGCGCTGCGGGCCATGTAGGGGCGAGGCATGCCGTGCCCTTGTAGGGGCGACCGGCGGTCGCCCGTAGGGGGCGCAGGCAAGATGCGGGGAAGAAGCTTCTTGCAAGAAGCTCCCTCCCCGCACCCCTCCCGCAAAAACTCCCATATGATGGGTCCTGGCGGCCCTGGGAAAGCATCCTCGGACCATTTTCCCGATGTCGGGAAAATGGTCCGAGGACCGCTCGCGCAAATGCAACGAAGAGGTTCCCTCCCCCCGAGGGAGAGGGCCAAGGTGAGGGTGACATAATGGCAGAGCGGACTTACGCAATAATCAAACCGTGCGGCTGTTTTGCAGCGGTTGCGCTCGTAGATCCAGCATGCCCGGCCAAGGGCCTTATAAGAGAGGTTCAGCAATGGATCGCTGCTGGCGAGAACGTGCATCAGGTGACTATCGAGGCCGTCAGAACCGGCCGATGGGGATGCGAGGAATGCCGGCCAAACGGGAAGCAGGGGGAATTGGCTTTATGAAGCATTGGGAAGCCAAAGACAAATCCCGCTGGTGCTCCTGCTCATTCCGGACGGAGAAGGCGGAGCATTGGCGGCGGTTCATATTCCCGGCCGCGGCGTTTACTCCGTGGCATAAGAGCATCCTGGCCTCAGTCCCGGACCTCGGTTATGAGGTCCATGTGATAGTGCTGGAATTCCTGTTCTGGTATTGGCGGCTGCGAATCGCATACGGTAAGCGGCGATACTTATAGGGGCGCATGGTACGCAGCCTCCCGGTTTGTTGGATTTTTGCCGGAAAATATTCATTGCATTATTCACGCAAATTATGCATGGGGCCATTTTGAAAGGCTGGGCTTGTTGGATGTGTGATTGGAGAGGGCCAAAACCCGTTGTGCTTTATCACTCGGGCGAATTCGGCGCCGACCGCGAGTATTGCCCGAGATGCTACGGTCCTGTGCGGAATCAATCGCTCAAGGAAATCCGGCGGATGCTCTCTCAGCGCTCTGCGGCCGATTTGCATTTTCGAGGGTAAATTATGACTCAAATTATGACAGGCAGGACCTCGGTTGTGACGTTTGAGCGAAAGCAGGTCCGCACGAGGCAGCGGCCGACGTTATCGCTCTGTCTGGCCAGGCAATGGCGGCTGTTAAGGATTCTCGCGGCCTGTCGCATGGGAAAAAGCACACTGGAATTAGCCGCCGAATTGGAAGTGTCGCTGGCGACCATTACACGGGACCTGCGAACAGTCGCGGATGCCGGCTTCCCAATATATCGGGGCGAGGATCTCAATGGCATTCTCCGCTGGCGATTATTGAACCGGGATTTGTTGACGGAGCAGTGAATGGATATGGTAGAATGGAGCATGCCGGTGAGGCGCTGAGAAAGCATCTGGAGGGGGCCTTTTTGCAAAAAGGCCCCCTCCAGACCTCCTCCCAAAAACTCCTACATATTGCCCTCTCCCTCTGGGAGAGGGTTGGGTGAGGGTTGAATGAACGAATCGGAGCATGATACGTCCAAATTTGTGGAAACTGCGAATAAACAGGAGGCGGAGTCATGAAATCAGCTCTCGTATTTGCGGCCATGATGTTGCTTGCTCTTCCCGCCTTCTCCGCGGATTACACGGTCCGCGATCGGTCGGGCCGCACAGTGGAGACGTGGCAACGTCGCGGGGCCGCGGCGGATGTGCGGGACCGCTCGGGCCGTCTGACAGAAACATGGACCCGAACGGGCAACCGGATCTATGTCCGGGACCGTTTCGGCCGAATAATCGGCACGGTGGGGAAGTAGGATCGGGATTCACCGCAGAGAACGCAGAGGGAACAGCCGAGGGGATATCGTTTTAGGTTAGGAATGAGGAGAGATAAGGATGACATCCGAATCGCTCTACCGCTATGCCTGGCATAACAATGAGAAGCGAGCCACGCTTTTCAATCGAACATGCCGCGTCCTGAGACGTTGGCGCAATTCCCGCCTGGTCGAATTTCTCGATAATGGACAGCGGGAGGTGGTGTCGGGGAATGCGCTCAGAAAGGACGGCATTATAGATCTCGGCGTTATTGAACCATCCGGCGCCCGAATTGTGGTCGTGCGCAATCAGCGTGACTTTGAGCGGATATTCGGAGCGCCTAAAACAAATCCGCATGGCGAATTGATAGTCACAACCTGGAAGGCCTGCCATCAGTCCGGGGTAGATGATGTAGTCATGGATGAAATCTGATCGGTTGGAATCTGCGGGGATCCGCGTAATCTGCGGTCTCGCCGGTAATCGTCGCTGATAAATTTTCGTCTGGTTCAGGAAGCCGCTTGAAAAGGGTATTTTTTTCAAGCGGTTTATTTGTTCTGCCCTCTCAGGTGAGGTATCAGCGGGGGGAATGCAATTGATTCCCCTCGGCAGGCTGGAAGGCCTGCCCCACACCTCGGGAGGGCTCCAATGGCGCAAACTACCGGCGAGACGCCGGCGCTACGTATCCGCAGCTCACGCCGCAGCATTGCGATTTTCCTGTCCGTGGTAGTCAGCCTAACAGCATTCGGCCTATCAGCGCCCTGCAGGGCAGCCGGCGAATCTTCCTCGAATGCGCCCATGCAAAGCGGCATTGACAAGGCCGCGCGGGACCTGTTCCCGAATCCGACTCTAACCTCCCCGGCCAAGAACAATTATCGACAGGACCCCCTCACCCCGCCCCTCTCTGTGGGATGGCCTTTCCAGGCCGTCGGCAGGCTGGAAAGCCTGCCCCACAGGGGAGAGGGACACGCTTTGTGGTCAGCGAAAGGCCTCGAATGGCCTGCATTCCCGAAGGCCCCTGCAATGAATTACCGGCGGGACACCGGCGCTACGAACGATGCGCTCTCACCCCGTCCCTCTCCCATGGGGCGAGGGGGCCAAGAGGATGATGAAGAGGCCACGGGACCGGACAATGACGACAACTACCCGAGCGTGCTGTTGACTCCGGTCGAATATGAACAGTTGGAGCAGATACTAAGGATCGGCGGCGCTACGCCGCTGGTGGTGGCCGCGGTCAAAGGCGCGGGCGTGGGCGTAACGGTCCTTATCGCGATGTGCGCATTTATTCTCGGCCTGGTCATCATGCGCAGGATTTTCAATTTCTGGTGGGACAAGGACCTTTATGACAACACCTGGGCGTCGACCTGCATTGTTTGTATGAAATTGCTCGTCCTGGGCTGGATAATCACAGCCGCGGTGAGGGGATAGAATATGGGGAACGGTTCACCGCGGAGAACACAGGTTCTCGTAGGGGTGACCGGCGGTCGCCCTGGGCGCATGCCATGCGCCCCTACAGCACCCTCTGCGATCTCTGTGGTGAAGGCTGTTCTTCTTCTCTGCATCTTCTGCGCAATCTGCGGATCATCCTCCCATGCCTACACCGGCCGGCGCGCGGTGCTCTATACCAACGTCCAGGTGATGCTTGCCGAGAATCCGCCATATGTCTGGGGCAAAGCGGATTGCTCCATGCAGATGTGGAAGCTGCTCAAGGATTTGTGGCCCGAACTCACCCTGACAAAATGGTTCCATCGCACGACCGCGGAGGCAATGGCCGGATGGCCGTGGCCGCCGCTTATGAGGCTGGATGAGGCCATGTTCGGAGATCTGCTGTTCGCAAATTCCGAGGATTATCCGGATGCGGGTGTAGGGGCGACGCATGCGTCGCCCACGGGAAGGGCGAGGCGTGCCTCGCCCCTACAAATGCGGCCAGCCAAGGCGGATTTCTTCATCAACCATGTGCTGATGCAATACGTCCAAAAGGGCCGCGCGGTCCATGCGGGCAAAACCAAGGGCTTCTCGGAAACGAATCTCAGGCCGTATTGGCAGCCGCGTATCGTGCTAGCCATACGGCCTCCATACTAGAGGCAACCACAGATTTCGCGGATGACGCAGATTCTCGGAACAATGTAGGGGCGAACGGCATGCGCCCTTCTTCTGGGCGACCGCCGGTCGCCCCTATAGCCATCTGCGCAATCTGCGGATGAGATGGAGGATTGATATGATCTGGTTAGTCCCATTAGTCACGAAAATCCTGTGGTGGTTGCTGCCCAAGGCCCTGGCGGGCGCGGCCGACTACTTTGAAAAAGCGCTCTACTTCGTGGAGCAGGCGGATAAGGAGATCGAAGGTCCTGCGGCGCGGCGTGCGTGGGCCCTGGAAAGGCTCGGCGGGTTCGGATTCATCCCCGAGACCATCCTCCGGGGATTCCTCGAATTCGTGGTGATCCTGCACGGGATCGGCGTAACTGCGAAACAATTGGACGCGGCCGAGGCGCTCGTGGGCGAATTGGCCAAGTTGGAGACGCTCACTTCCGCTGAAAAACGCGGCCAGGCCCTGGAGCGGCTCCAAGAAGTATTCCCGAGTACGCCCGAACGCATCGCACGGTTCCTGGTGCAGATCGCGTGGATGAAAATCTCCGGCGGGAAATCATGATCAGCTTTCGAGGAATTGTCATCGCACTGATCGCAAGTTCAACCGCCGCCTGGGGCAATGTGATGCCCAACCCGGATGTGAGCACGCCTTTAGCGGTGTCATGGTGGCTGGAGGTCATGGTATTGCTGCTCTTGAGTGTCTGGCCCGGATTCGTGCTGGTAATCGTGAACCGGGCATTCAACAAGAAGGCCGAAGCCGACAAGGCTCAGAATGATCGCCTTCTGGCCCTGGAAAAGAAATTGAACGCCTCCGAGCTGAAGGGCTCCGAACGCGATCGCGAGCACGATCAGAAGATTCACATTCTGGAGGTGGCAATCCTGAAGTGCCAGGCGAATGAGAATACCCGCCAGGGCTGCTTCGTCCAGAAGGAAGAACATCACGGAGATATTCTCAGGCTGGAAACGCAAATAGGGGAGAAATACGACAAACTCATTTCCTCTGTTACGGCAGTTCACAGCCGTGTCGATGACACCTACAAACAGGTGACGGCTGCATTGACAGCGTTGATGGTCAAACAGGAGCAATAATGACCGGAGTGGACGCCAAGCTGCGGCGGAGAGGCGAAATTCTCAGAAAGGTCCGGGTCTATGGCGGCCAGGGGCTCTCCCTTGAGGGATTGCAGCGCATATTCCAACGAGCCGGCCGCTTGGGGAGTTTCGAGCAATTGGAGGAGGACGTCCGTTACCTTGCGGAGAAAGAATATCTCCGCAAGGAGCTGCTGAAGGATCGTGAGTCCCTCGTGGAACGCTGGCTGGTATGGATAACTCCGCAGGGGATTGATCTGCTCGATGGCGTGATTGGTCCCGATCCGGGGGTCGAGATTGTCTGCTAGGTCCTCACAGCCAAAAGAATCTAACCGCAGATTATGCGGACTACGCAGAAAGGAACCTGTGAAATCTGCGAAATCTGTGGAGAAGGTCCCATCTTTGAAATCTGCGGATCATCCTATCCGGCGGCCGAACAGGCGGCATTCGGCCATCAACAAATTGCCCGAAGAAATTCGGCTCCAGATTCGGGAATGGCTCATGCCTGGGCCGAATTCCCTCACGTATGAGCAGATCTCGGAAGAACTGGCAAAGCTCGGCCATAAGATCAGCCGCAATCAAATTTTTAAACACCGGGTGGAGCTCGGCGACGACATCCATCGCATTGATGATGCTCTGATGCGGGCCAGGACCATTCTGGCGCTGATTCCCGCGGATACTACGATTGAAGAAGGCCGCCAGCAATTGATGGAAGCGACCCTGATGGAAACGCTCTATAACGCGGCCCCAATGCAGGCGCAAGGCATCGAGGATTTCTGCCGACTCATTCTCGCGCATCAGCGCCTCGGCCGCTCCACGCAAACCCGCGAACAATGGGAGCAGAAAAAGGGCCAGCAGGTGCGGGATGCCGTAAAGGATTTGAAAGACGAAGTCCGGAAGGACCTTGAAGGGGACCCGGAATTGATCACGAAGCTCTATAACAAGATCGCCGCTGCTGAAGAGCGGATGCTGGAAAAGGTGTAATGAGCGTAGTTGCTGAAATATTGCCGAAAACCGCAGCCATGAGGGCCACGCGGGGACGGCGCCTGAATCCCGGTGAATATGTGCGGACCGCGGGCATTGTCGTGGGCGGCGGGCCGTATTCATATGAGGGGTTCGAGTTTCAGCAGCAGATCATGGAGGATGACCATCCGGTCCAGGTGCTTCAGAAGGCAGCTCAGATCGGCGCTTCGGAAATCATGGCTATCCGCGCAATTTACGTGGCGGACCATTTGGGACTGACCTCCCTCTATTACCTGGACAATGATAAAAAAGCGCGCACGTTTAGCAAGAAGCGCATCCAGCGGCTGATCAATCGCAGCCCTGAAATCAAGGCCCATATCGGCGAGACCTATTCCTGGGAGCACATGGATTTAGGCGACGGCTCCATTCAGGTTATGGGCATGTTTTCGGAGGCCAATGTCATCACCGCGCCGGGCGACTATGTAATCCGTGATGAAGTCGATCGGTCCAAGCAGGACCATTCCGAGTTCGTCAAAGATCGCATTATGGCGAGCACGCTGCAATGGGATCATGCGCTGTCACAGCCGAGCTTTCCGGGGTACGGCATTAACAAAATGTTCGTGCCCAGCGACCAGCATTACTGGCACCTGATCTGCCCGGCGTGCGGCCATGAGAATTGCCTGGAAAAGGAATTTCCAGCGAACTTCATGGAAATTCCGCAGAATCGCCTCAAATCCTATCCTGACGGCGCAACCCATTACCGCGGCTGCCTCAACTGCGGCGCCGAGCTCGATATGAAGAAGGGCCGATGGGAGGCCCACCGGCCCGGCCGCGACGTGCGGGGCTATCATATTTCGCAGCTCTATACTCAGATTGAGCCGCCGAAAAAGAAGGCCCCCAATTATGCCACATTCATAATGCGCCAGTATCAGGCGGCTCTGAAACGCCGGCTGGAATTGAAGCGCTTCACGATCAGCATCATAGGCGACCCTTATGGCGGCGACGATGCCAAGATCACGGATGATGTGCTGCGCAGGTGCGAGATCGAACACGGGTTCATTTGCCAGAGCGGCTATGGGCATTTCATGGGCGTGGATGTTGGCGACCTGCTGCACATTGCCATCAATCGCCGCGTTGGGAGCGATCTGGATTGGGTCTGGTTTGAAATAACCGACAAATGGGGCCGGTTGCCTGAATTAATGCGGAAATACGGCATTGCGGGTTGCGTGATCGACGCCATGCCCTATAAACGGTCGGCCAAAGAATTTGCCGTGAATTTTCGAGATAGGGTTTGGATTCAATATTTTTCGCCGGTCAAGGAGCTGACCGTAGGCTCCGAATTATTCGAGAACAAGGTCCCCATTCAGAACGTGAAGGTGGACCGGACAGAAAGCCTTGATGCCACCGTGGATATGCTCGTCAATGTCGAAATGTATTTGCCTGCAATGGAGCGATTGAGCCCCGCTGAGAAAGCAATCCGCGAGGATGTGGATGCCCACCTGAAGATGCTCATAACCGAGACCACTGAAGACCCTAGCGGAAATATGCGGCGGACCTATCTGGATCATGTGGACAACCATTTTGGCATGGCTATGAATAGCGGTCGCATTGCAGCCCTGGAACTGGGAATTAGAGGCCCGTCAACCACTGTGCTCCCCAAATATGTGGGATGGGGGGAAATGTGATGAACCGGTGGCGGCGGGCAAGAAATTGGTTGGCAAATGCGGTAAGCGGCCGCAAGGCCGTGCCCGGAATTGGCAGCCGCGTGAGCGTCGATGAAGGCAGTCCCTATGCCATGATGCTCGATACATTTGCCAGCAGCCTGAGCGGGCTCGCGGCCAAGTTTCCATTCCAGTTCTATGATGTCATGGACTGGATGTTCATGAAGGAGCCTTATCTCGGGCGCCTGCTGCATCAGGTCCAGGCGCTCGGCAACACCGGCCATAAATTGGAAATTGCCGCCAGTAACGAAGCGCAAGCGCAAGGCGCGCTCACGGCCACAAACGATCTTGCGGCCAGGTGCTATCCGTTCGGAGGCGGAGCTGACGGCCTGGTCAATGGCATGCTCTCGCAAATAGTCCGTTCAGGCGCAACGTGCTGCGAATGGCCCGCGACAGCGGACCTGGCTCGGGTGGAAAGGGCATATCTGATCCCGATAAAGACCTGCCGCTTCCGTCGCCGGCCGGACCTGGCTCTGGAAGTATGCCAGGTGCAACTCGGCCGCCTGGTCCCGCTCAATCCGGTCCAGACCACGTTTACCGCGCCGACCATGTGGGATGACAACCCCAATCCCATCCCGCCAGCCATCACAGCAATGAAGGCCCTGGCCAAGCTGGCCAAATTCGATGAATCCATTGATGGCTGGCTGAACAAATTGTCCGGCCTCGGGCTCCTGATGGCCTATTTGCAACAGCCGCAACAGGATTTTGCGAGAAATGAATCGGATGCGGACTATGACGCCCGGACGGGCAAATACCTCGATGATTTCGTGCAGGGCGCCAAGACCAATCTGAAGGGCGGGCTGGCAGCCGCCTTCGATAATGTGAAATTCGAGCATCATAATACATCGCAGGGAGCAGCCGGCGCAAAAGACATTCTGCAAATGGTGCTCCAGGCATTGTTTGCGGGGCTCGGCGTCGATCCGGTTTTCATGGGATGGAATTTCAATTCGACCGAAACGTTCGCCAAAGTGGTTTTCGAGGAGATGCTCGGCAAGATCTACACCTATCAACTCGCGGCCAAGCGCAGCATGGAGCATGGTTATAGGCTGAACCTGGCCTTGTCGGGGCTGGCCGATGTGGGCATATCGCTGCGTTTCAATCCGAACCGATCCCTGGATGCCTTCCTTGGCGCAGAATCCTGGCAGATGGAAGCGCAAGCCGCCGCGACTTTGCTGCAGGCGGACCTCGCCGACAGGGATGAATTGCGGCGCAAACTCGGGTTTGACAATGCCCCGGCGCAGTCCGGAGATTTTGTCGCCTCATTCAACCGGGTCGAGAATTGTTACCGGATGCTGCCGTTCAAGCCGGCCGCATGGCCCGGCAATGGCCTGCGTCCCCTCACCCCGCCCTCTCCCGCGAGGGGAGAGAGGAACGTAGGGGCGCACGGTGCACGACCAGTGCAGAAAATACCGGCGGGACGCCGGCGCTACGAAGAAAGGCAAATTGAATATGTGGGGACGCGGGCCGAGAATTCGGCCCGTGATGCTCGCAAGGCTGCACGGGATTACGTTTACCAGGTCCGGGGGCAGCTCTCGGATGCGGGCCAGGCCGGCGTGGATGCGGTCTATGAATGGGCGCGGCTGCATCATATCGAAGATGAAGACGGGTTCGTTCAGGAAGCCCTGCGGCGATTTACCGAGAAGGCGGAGGGATCGCTGGACGCGGCCACGCTCGAACAGATCGCCAAAAAACATAACCGGACGATCTTTCAGTGGGCCAAATATGAGGATGATTCACTGTTCGGCGGCGGGTGGGAACGCCGCGCCGCGACCATATTCGATGCTGCGGATGAGACCGCAACCAATTATTTGAGCCGCGTGGATAGGCTCTATGTGAGCAAGTATATCTCGAATGATGAGCTGACATCCCGCCGCATTCAGAATTTCATGCGGGAACAATACCAGGAGAAAAATTTCGGCCGCGGGACAACAGCCAAGGAGCTGGCGCAGTTCAAGGACCAGTTTGGCGATCTTTCCGAGCAGATAACCGACCATCGCGCGCGGGTCATCATCGATACCGGCGTCTCGCGGTGCCAGAACTGGGGCGAGGTGCTGGGCCTGCACGATGAGGCGTTCAAGGTCTTCAGGATCGCGGGGCCGTGGGATAGCCGAACCTGTGACTGGTGCTATGCGATCCAGGGCAAGGAATTCAAGGTAGCTCTGGAAGTGGATCGCATCAACAAAATCATCGAATCGGGGGATGAGGACATTTCCAAATTCACCGATTTCGTCACATCGCGCTATGGCGGGTCAGCAGGTCTGGAGAGGCTCCAAGGTTCGGATGCGGCGGACATACAGGCGTCCGGGATGGTGTCGGCTCCTATACATCCGCAATGCAGGCATCGCACCATAGCCGTGCTGGAAGGGGCATCGAGTAACAGCCGCCGATGGGAGACGAGTCTAGTCGTCCTGGCCGGCGAGTGGAGAATGGCCGCATGAGAAGAACAACCGCAGATTACACAGGTCGCCCTGGGCGCACGCCATGCGCCCCTACGTAATCGGCGCAATCTGCGGATACGGATTGTAGGGGCGACCGGTGGTCGCCCTGGAGGCAACATGAAGAAGGACCAGATCAAAGAACCGCCGTTCACGGTGGTTAACGGCCGGAAACGCTACCGGATGTCAAATGCGGGCATTCGATGCATAGCCGACTGTCACCCGTCACATGATATCGGGGCCGTGTTCCGCGAACCGGTCGAGGGCAACGATCACCGGCAGGACCCCGGATCAAGGTCCGGGGCAGGCGCCGGCGCTACGGTAAACAGCCAGGCCAATGGCCTGCCGGATGATGCGCCGCCCGCGGAAGGGCCTGGCGAGGCGCCGGAAGGCGGGTCCGGCGGCAATGCTGACGAACTCCGTATGCTCGTGCGCGTGCTGAGCGCCGCTCCGACCTGGTCTTGCATGGGATGGCTCGGGCCGCAGTTGGTCGATAACGGATACAACGACGCCTATGCCCTGCGCAAAATGCCGGGCTTTATAACGCAGCGGCAGACATCGCGGCCCGTGGGGTTCGTGTGGGACCATTCGTTTTCGATTAAGGACAAGGCGGGCCGGCTGGAAAATGGAGCATGGGAGGAACCGACAGGCATAGAAGCCGGCTGTAATGCGGTGGCTGTGATCCGGAGGGCCTATGATCCCAAGGCATGCCTTGGTCTTGAGGGCGGCGAAATTAATGCCATGTCCGTGGCATGGGACCCTGATTTTGAAATGAGCCATCCGGATATGGATTTCGGAACGTTCGTTGAAATGCAGGGCCGCGAAGTGGACGGCGAGATTGTTTGCTGGCGGCCCGTGGACCTCGCTGCCGAAGGCGTGTTGCATCTGGGGATGGTCTGGGCCGGAGCGGATGCGAATGCCGGGCCGCGGGATGCGCAAAACAAAATAACAAATGCGGCGGGGGCCGCACAGGATTTCAATCACGGGGAGACAGGAGGAGGCACGATCATGGAGAAGCTGATAGCGCTCTGCGCAGCGGTCCTCGGCGTCCTGGGGATCGAATACGTTTTCGATGAGAAAGGCACGGTGACAGACGGGCTCGTGGAGCGGACCCTGGAAAAGCTCAACGGGCTCACCGGCATCAGAGACGCTTACAATGCTCTGGCGGCCAAATTGCAGGCTATGGAAAAGGCCCTGAGAACGGAGGGGGAATCGGCCGTTGCTTTGGCCCAGATTGTGGAGCGCATTCCGGCGCGTCTGGAGCTGGCCACGGCCGGCGAACAGTATATCGAGGACCTCAAGCAGGCTGCTCTGAAGGCGTTTGATTCCGCGAAGGTCGATCCGAGCCGGCCCGATCTGTCCGATGAGGCCAAGCAGATCAGGGCGGTGATCGGCAATTGCACGGACATAGGCCAGCTCAAGGCGTATTGCGCGGAATATGGGGCACAGGCCGACGCTCGTTTCGGCCGGCCTCAAAGCCGGCGCACCTCGCTGGCTGAAGATCCGGCCACCGGATCGGAAACGCCATTGAACCCCGAGCAAAAGCGGGCCGCGGCGTCTGTGGCCGCATGGCAAAAGGGCGGCAAATAAAATCAGGAAATGAACCGCAGATTACGCAGATGACACAGATTCTCGGACCAGGAATTCAGGATTCAATCTGCGTAAATCTGCGCAATCTGCGGAGAAAATGACAGGAGGCAATAAATGAGCACAGCCGCTGATCGACATGCAAAAGGGCTGAATATAGATTTCGACTATGATACCGAGCCGGCCATCGGCGATCGGCTCGAAATAACAACCGGCCGCAAGGCCCAGGCACTGAGCGCCATCGGCGGGCCACGCGAGCTCGGCGAATGCATCGACGTGCGCAATGCGCTCAAGGAGTGCACCATCCGCATCCTGGGGCTTCACAATTTGCAAACCCGGATCGCGGGGGAGATTGTTGTAGCGGGCCAGGGCGTATTCGGGCCGTCGGACAAGGTCTATCAATATATTCCCGGCAGCGCTGCGGTCATCACCGCGGCCAATGCGGGGCCGTATGCCATCACGCTTGACGTGAACGACATGCTCACGGTGCGTGTGGGCAACGGACCGATCCAGACGTTCGCGCTCACGGCCGGCGCTGCCCGCACCGCGGCGCAGATTGCAGCGGAGCTTAACGCTGCTGCGGTAGGGTTCGTGGCATCGGCATCGAGCGATGGAAAGCTCGTGCTGACCTGCCTTACCATCGGGACCGCTTTGGAGATCGTCCAGGATACGGTTGAGATCGTCAGTTCAACCGCGGGGCCATATAACATCGTGGAGACATCGGGCGACGGCCTGGTTGTGAAGGTTGGTTCCGGCGGCAATCAGACGTTCGTATTGACCGCGGGAGCGACACAATCCGCCGCAGCCGTGGCCGCGGACATCAATGCGGCTGCGACGGATTTCTATGCAGTCCGGACCGCGGACCAGAAACTGCGCCTCTATGCCGCGGACCCGCGGACAGCTCTGGAAATCGTGGCCTCGGGCAGCACAGCCGCTACCGCGCTCGGATTGACCGCGGAAGCCGTGACCACAGAGGATTGTTATACCACAATCGGGTTAACGCCGGGCGTCACTGATGGCGGATTCCCGAGCCATGATCCGTCTGCCAAACGGTGCATGATTATCGTCGGCGGCGCCAAGGACGCGGCAATAGAGACTATAGAATCGTAATTCCCGCCCCTGGGGTGAGGGGCAATGTGGGGCAGGCTTTCTAGCCTGCCATTAGCGACAGGCTGGAAAGCCTGTCCCACAAAGGAGAAATAGAAAATGCAGGGACTCAAAAGCACATTGCTGGAAAAGGTGGTCATGCCCTTTCGGCAGTTTCGGGGGAATGAAAAAAAGCCGGGAACGCCCACCACATTCGAGAACTTCCTGACAAACAGGCCGGATGGCGGCGACTCCATCGTGATCAATGGCGTGCATATGAAAAGAACTGAGGATCTCCTGGTTCATGCCGGCATAGATCCCATGTTGACAACAATGAACGAGATCCTGACCAGAGAGGATGATTTCAAGTGGCTCGTCGGCCCCTGGATCTCGGATATCGTCTGGCGCGGCTATGTAGGCGAACCCGCGAAGCCTGCGTTGTGGACCAAGCTCTGTTATGCCATCGGGGTCCCCGTTGTTCAGGAGACCCTGAAGAGGGTGAAGCTCTGGTTCTCGGGGCGTCCAGCGCCTACCGGGGGACTCGCGACCATTC